GTTATCAAGTAGAAGAGCGTAAGAAAAGTGTTAAAAAGACAAACAAACGACAAACAAGCGACACGCAAGAGACATACATAAATAAGAATATAATAAAAAAAGAAAATAAGAATAAAATATTTTTAGTACAATGTCTATCCGATTCATCTTGGGCTGAGGTTGTTTGTATGCAAAACGGAATTACAAAAATCAAACTAGATAAACTATTAGATGTATTTCACAATCATTTATTTGCAACCGATGAGTTAAAACACACTATAAAGGATTTCAAATCTCATTTTGTAAACTGGCTGAAGTACAACAAAAATGTGACTATGAATGAAAGTGGACCTTGTAAATGGAAATGGAAAGGGCAAAAAGTAAAAAGCGGTTCTATTGAAGAGCTAGAAAAAGATAGAAACTTTTTTGATAAGCCTGGTTTTGAGTTTAAAATTTTAGATAATGGAGAGCGAATTTAGAATAAAAGATTACAACATATACAAGCTAGATACAGGAGCAAAAAAATCAACGTGTCCTGTTTGTTCAGAAAGTAGAAAAAAGAAATCTCAAAAATGCATGATGCTTGATTGGGAGCGTGGACTTGGTACTTGTCAACATTGCGGAGAGGTATTACAGCTTCATACATATGAAAAAGAACAAGAATACAATTACACTAGACCTATTGTAAAACAAAATAAAAGTGGTCTACACGAGCGTGTAATTGACTGGTTTAAAACTAGAGGTATATCAGATGGCACTTTAAGTAAGATGAACATAACTCAAGGCCTTGAATACATGCCACAAGTAGGCAAGGAAGTTAATGTGATTATGTTTAACTATTTTGTAAATGGGGCGCTTATAAATATAAAGTATAGAGATGCTCAAAAAAACTTTAAACTATACAAAGGCGCTCAAAAAACATTTTACAACATAGATTCAATTAAAGGTTCTGAAAAATGTGTTATAGTAGAAGGGGAGGTAGATGCATTGTCATTTGTTGAAGCAGGGGTTGATTTTGTAATAAGCGTACCTAATGGGTTTACAGCAAAAGGACAAGTGAATCTTGACTACTTAACTGAATTTTACTCGTACTTTGACGACAAGACTGAGATATATATTTGTGTAGATAATGATGAGGCGGGTGAGAATGGGAAGAAAGAACTTATAAGAAGATTTGGTTCAGATAAAGTATTTCTATGTGACCTAAAAGATTGTAAGGACGCAAACGATTATTTACTAAAGTACGGAAAACAGGCACTTAAAAATGTTGTTCTTGATGCAATACCATGTCCGATTGAAAACGTCCTTAGAGTGTCTGATATGACGTCAGAGCTAGATGATTTTTATAAAAACGGGGTAAAGAATGGGTATAAGATTGGGCTGAGTAGTTTTGATGGTATATTTTCAACCTATACTAAGCAATTCATAGTCGTTACAGGTTTTCCATCAAGTGGTAAGTCAGATTTTGTTGACCAAATGACAATTGGATATAATATGATGTATGGTTGGAAGACCGCATACGCATCAACAGAAAATTACCCTCAATACCTACACGTAGATAAGCTTGTACGTAAACTATACGGAAGCACTCCTAAATATGAAGATACTACTAAAAAAGATTGGAAAGATTGCGTTGAGCATATTAATAAAAACTTCTTTTTTATAGATTACGAAGATGGATTTGACCTTGACAAGGTTTTAAAAAAAGGGGAGGAGTTGGTTAAAAGAATGGGAATAAGATGTTTAGTTATAGACCCATACAACAAAATAAGAGATAAGGATAATATGAATATGAGTATAACGGATTATACAAATTCATACTTAAATAAGATAGATAATTTTTGTAAAAAGCACGATGTGGTGTGTGTATTAGTTGCACATCCAACTAAACCTCAAAACGATAAGGGAAAGCTTATTGAGCCAACATTTTATGATGTAAAAGGCGGTGGCGAGTTTTATGACATGAGTCCACATGGTATATTGGTTCATCGTGATTACGAAAATGCGACTGTAAAAATAAAGGTTTTAAAGGTAAAGTTTGCAAATCTAGGGGAAAATCAAGCGCATGTTGATTACTGTTGGAACGTAAACAACGGAAGATACTCCGAAATCAAAGATGGAAACCCTATGTGGGATAACACAAATTGGGTGTCTACAAAGAATAATCCATACGAAATAACAAAAAGCTTGGATTTAGAATTCGAACAAGTAAAAATATAATTTTAATTAGTGGGAATAATGCCAGATATAACAATGTGTGAAGGCGAGGGTTGTAAAACAAAAAAAACCTGTTATAGGTTTACCGCAAAGCCGAGTCAATATCAATCTTACTTTCAAGGTTCACCAATAAAGAACAACGGATGTGATTATTATTGGAATAAAAATAACATAAATGGAACACTTTAAAACAAATAGAAATGAAAACAATTATTTTAACAACAATGTTGGTTACGGCAACAATATATCATGCCGACCCAAAGCAATGTAATGCTGACTATTTAACAACTGCATCTTTGAAAAAAATAAATTCACAATCACCTGGCTCACATAGATGGATAGCGGTTTCCAGGGACTTAGAGCCTCTTGGGTTTGTGTTCGGCGCAAAAGTATGCGTGGAAGGTGCAGGTGAAATGAATGGCGTCTGGACTGTAGAGGACAGAATGAATAAAAGATGGAAAAACCGCATAGACTTCTTAGTAGATTACGACATAAAAGGAGGAAAATGGGAAAACGTAAAAATATCTTTAGTGAAATGAGCTTGATTAGAAACAGTAAAGAAGTTGTAAGAGCTATAGATTTTACAGGAGTTCAGAACGGAGCCATACACCCATCAGATATAGATGCAGTGTTGGAGTTTGATAATGATATTTTAATACTGATAGAAGTAAAAAAACGTGGAAACGAAATACCAATCGGGCAAAAGATGTTGCTTGAAAGAATATGCTCGTCATGGAGAACAAAGCGTAGCGTAGTATTAAAGGTAGAGTACGATGATATTTATGATGTAAATGAAAACATTCCACTTGAAGCATGTTACGTAACACAATACTATCATAGGTACAAATGGATTAAAACAAAAGAAGATTATTATTTAAAAAACTTTTTAAATTATCTAGGAGAAAGATGGCAGAATAAAAAATGCAGATTTTAATGGAAGACAGCGGCATAGTAACATGTATTAGAAATAACATAAAGGTTTACCCAATTATACATGACCTCAACTACCTAAAGATAGAGGTGGATTATGATGGAAGAAAAAAACAAGGAGAAGAGATTTATAATTGGAGAACACAACAAAAAAAATTACAAAACAAAATAATAGAGTTATATGAAGAACTTGGGAAAAAAATACAAAGTAGGGGATAAGACTTTTGTCTATGATAAAAATTCATTGTCGCAATCATTCGACCTATACAGCTCCTACACGGACATAGAGTTTTTAGAAAACATAATTGATATACTACACTATGCAGTATATGTGTGTTGGGTTAAAGAAATTTCAAGCGACGATTGTTTGGCAGATGACGGAATTGTACATGAACTTGTACATCTTCTTCAAAAAAACACAATAGACCATAGCAATTTACAAGAAATTAGAAAAAAATTTAACGAAACTTTGACATTCTAAATTTTTTTTACTACATTTACTAAAAATAATGTTTAGGAAATGTTTGACTCTATAGTAGAATCGGTAAAAAATAAGTACACAGACAGGAGTATTAAAGGTGTTGAAAAGTACAATACTACTCTTGCTGACAACATGAAAGATGACTTTTTAAAGCATCTTCAAGAAGAACTTATGGATGCTACTTTATATATTGAAAAAGAGCTCACTGTAAAAGACAGAAAGTTAAACATGGTTTCTGAGTTTAATAAAACTTATGAAATTCCAACAAGAAAAATACCTTCTAGAATTGATGAGGACGAGTATGTGTTAAACTACAATCTAATGCTGGAGGAGCTTAACGAATACTTAGTTGCCTGTAAAGATGAAGATATGGTAGAGATAGCAGATGCTATTGTAGATATGATGTATATATTATACGGAATCATATTAAGACATGGACTTTCTGGAGTTGTATTTGATATGTTTGAGGAGGTTCATAAATCAAACATGAGTAAGTTAGAAAATGGCAAGGTTTTAAAAAGAACTGACGGAAAAATAATGAAAGGCTCTGAGTATTTTAAGCCAAACTTAAAACAGTTTTTATAATATGGAAGAATTAACAAGGTTTACTGAAAAAGTTTTAGGGTACAAAACTTGGAGTGAAAAAAAGAAAATAGATACGCTTTTGGAGTACGATTGTAACTTATATACTAACCTTGGCTCTGACTCATCAAAGACAGAAAGAAATGAAGCTAAAAAAAAGTCAAGATTTATTTACAGAGCTATAAAGCAAATAAATAAACCAGAAGGAGACAAGCTTTTATGGCATATGGATAAAGAATAAATGGAAAACTCACATCGTTATAAGTATTTAAGCTCTAGATTTAATAGAATGCACGATAAATTAAACAATGCATTTGAAGAGATTTACGACGGTGATTTTGAAGACTGCAAAAATACCATAAACTCCTTGATATATGACCTACGACAAACAAAAAAATCAATGGAGCCATGAAAAAAAGATGTTACGTAAGCGTAGATGAAGCTACAGCGCTAGGTATAAAGCCAAAAAAACCTCAACCAGGAAGAGTTAAGTTTAGGGTTTTTCTTAGCGGACCTCAGCAAGAAGAACTAAACAAAGTAAGGCATAGCGGCGTTTATGAATATTGTAAGCAAAGGGGAATAGATTTCTCTTCTGTAAAAGAATACTGGGACAAAACAAAAGAGTACTCTGTAAAAGTTCGACCAGATATAATCTCATACAATGATATATCTAAAAGAATTATAGATGAAATGGATAATCATTCTCCAAACTATCCTCCGATAGAAAGGGATTTGTTGTCTAATCCTCATTTACTTGTACTGGACCCAGCCGACGTGCACATAGGAAAACTTGCTACTAGCTTCGAAACAGGTGAGGACTATAATCAACAAATAGCTGTAAAAAGAGTAAAGCAAGGGATAAAAGGAATATTAAGTAAAGCAAGCGGCTTTAATATTGAGAAGATTTTATTAGTGATAGGAAATGATATACTACATATAGACACACCTAGAAGGACAACCACAAGCGGGACTCCTCAAGACACTGATGGTATGTGGTACGAGAACTTTTTAAACGCTAAAAAACTATACGTAGATGTTATAGAGGGTTTGCTTTCTGTAGCTGACGTTCATGTAACATACAACCCTAGTAATCACGATTATACTAATGGTTTTTTTCTTGCAGATGTTATAAAGTCTTGGTTTAGAAACTGTAAAAACGTTTCTTTTGATGCCAGTATATCTCACAGAAAGTACTTTAGGTATAATGAAAATTTGATAGGGACAACACATGGAGATGGCGCAAAAGTTCAAGACCTTCCTTTGTTAATGGCTGTGGAGGCTAAAAAAGAATGGTCTGGAACCAAACATAGATATGTATACACGCATCATGTTCATCACAAAAATGCAAAAGATTATGCTGGTGTAACCGTAGAGAGTCTTAGAAGCCCTAGTGGGACGGACTCCTGGCATCACAGAAAGGGTTATCAACATAACCCAAAAGCCGTTGAGGGGTTTTTACACCACCCCAAATACGGACAAGTAGCAAGATTAACACATATATTTTAATTATGGATTGGTATACACTCTCTTTTACGTTTAGGTGGCCTCACGAAGGCATGGTTTTAGGATTTGAATTATTTGACCCCTCTGAAGAGGAGCCATACAGTACAATAAGGTTTCACTTTTTGTTGGTAACTTTAAACTATGAATTCGGAAGTGGCGATAGTCCTTTTGGATAAATTTAGTTATATTTGCATATACCAAAGATTAGTTTTAATATACCTTACTAACCAATTTTATTTATTCTTTGTTATTTTGTTTTCATATTTAAAACCCTAAGCGACTGCCAAAATAGCTTAGGGTTTTTTGTTTAAATTTGTTTATGGACTACAAGAAAAAGTTGTTTGTAAATAAAGACCTAACAGACGAAGAGTTGTTTTTCGTAAAAGAGGCATTAGAGAAAATAGATTTAGAAGAATATTTGCAAAACTCCTTTGTTTATGTAAGTGTTTTTACTGGAGGTGGTTTGGAAATTGTCAGTATTAAAGATGATTACGTTTACTTAATTTCAAAAGAATTCAACATAAATAATAAAATGTCCATGGAATACCTAAGACATAAAAATAAAATAGAGCAAAATCTTAATAAAGTTCTTTATTGGAATGGGATAAATAACATTAAAAAATATGTCCCAGTAATATCTAATAATGGAATTAGTATTGAATATGCAGATATAAACGTGTATTCATCAAGTGTTGTGAAGGCTGTAAAGACTTTAGATGATATGCTTTTTGATGATTACATATATTTAGAAGATGTAGATGAGTAGATATAAAAAAGGAAGACAGATAACCAGGTCTAAAAAAACCACCATAGACGGCATTCAGTTTCAATCGAAACTAGAATCTCATATGTATTTACTTCTTAAAGCCAATAAAATACCTTTTGGATATGAGTCTACAAAGTTCACAATCATTGATGGATTTTATTCAGAACACTCTTCTTATGAAAAAACCCCTACAAAAAAATACCTTCACGACAGAGGTAATAAAAAAATACTACCAATAACATACACTCCAGATTTCGTTTGCACAGAAAACCCTCCTAGATTTATAATCGAGTGTAAAGGTAATCCAAACGAGAGGTTTCCTATGGTCTGGAAGCTATTTAAGCGCCATTTAAACGTGAAAGGTTGGTCTCCTGACCTATTTGTCCCTAGAAATCAAAAAGACTGCCAGGAAGTTATAAATTTGATAAAAGAAAAATATTACTAATTAGATAGAGAAGCTTTTCTTATTTCTTCTATTTTTTCTATTGCATGCTTTCTAGCTGCACCATTCATGTTTTTCTGCTCTTTTTCCCACCATTTAGCTATTTTTAGCTTATCAACAGTGATTCCTTGTTCATTTACTCTAAAGTCTAAATAAGCTTTAAAGAATTCGTTATTTATTCCCTTAATAGAAGGAGCTGACCTCGTATAGTTTTGCTCTATTTGTCGCTCTAGCTTATTTAAAAGCTTGTTCATGTCTCCTTTTGGTCCAGGAAGAACCAGGTTCATAGTTCTAGCGTGGTACATAAACTTAATTGTTTTATCTAGCTTTTCCTGTAGGGCTGGTGTATCTGCAGCTATATACTCTATTATTTCTCCGCTACCCACTCCTGACTTTCCTTTTCTAAAAGCACCTTCATTGTAAAGTATTCTAGCTTTTCTCCATTTGTCATACTGCTCAAATGCAACGCCATACATACCTAGGTTTTCTTTTACAAGTAAAGCAACCTCGTCACTATCTGTACCCATTCGCTCTAAATCAGCAGAAATGTATTCTGGAATTATTTCATCTCCATACATTTCATTCATTGCCATGTAAGCTAAATCATACAAAGGCTCTGGAGCTGGAATAGGCGATGAGTTTTGAAGTACATCAAAAGCTGTTTGAACAAGAACACTATAGTTATTTGATATCTCAAACTTATTTTCATATTCCATTGAGTGCTTGTATATCTCCAGTAAGGTATTGTCAAGGCCACTTGTAGATTCTCTCATAGAGTTTCTAAATCCTTCAAGAGTTTCTCTTTGAGCTCTAGGCATATCTGATAAGCTTTCTGCGTAATCAGCATCCTCTATATTTAATGCATCAGATATGAGTTTTGTCATTCCACCTTCATATCTTTTTATATCATCTTCATCAGTACCTAATAAACTAACGATACCACCAATAATTCCCATTGTGGTAACTCCATTTGTAGTCAGCTTTATACCGTTAAACACAGACACTTCATTAACAATACCCTGCATTCTTCTTCTAGCCTCTTCTCTTTGGACTTCTGGGAGTGTCTTATCTGTACTTCTAGCATATTGATTTGCAAAGTTTGCTTTTGCATTTAACATAAATTTACCCCAAGGGAAAATGGTTCTTTGAGCAAATTTAGTGTTATCACTAGCGTTTACAGCATAAAATTCAGCCTCAGAAGTTGGTTCTGTTTGCCTCATTGTTTCTGCTATTCTTCTATCTGCATATTCTATAGCCTCTTTGTTTGGGTTTTCGTTTTCTTTTGCCCACCAAGCACCCATATCTTTAGGAATTACCGCTCCTTGGTCTATTCTGTTTTGAAGATAATGAGACTCAAAAGCGGAGTTTGCAGCAGCTCTATCTGCATTAGCTAAAAAGAACTCAAGAGATAATTCTGAACTTTTAGTAACTGTGTCTAAAAACGAATCCACAGTGTACTTCATGCCTCTCATTTCATCTGAAAAAATACTACTATCTAGATTAAATTTACTTACATAGTAATCAAGTGGTAGTTTTGTTTTGTCTCCTATAGCAAATTCAGCCTTCAAAGCGTTACGCAATCCTGTTCTAGATTGCTTATATATGTTCGTAAGATGACCACCTCCAATAAGATTGTTAGCCCATTGCGCATATTTTGCAGTTTTTTGACCGTTTCCGACACCAGCCATCGAGTATAAAAACCTTGCATTAGCTAATTGTAAGTGGTTTTTTGCCCTTGCATCTGTTAACATGGGTATTGTTCCAGAAGTTGCACTGTAAAACTGAGATGCTGGTTGATTGAGTCTTGCAAGTCCTATCGCAGAAATAGTAGAATAAAACGCAGCTCCAGCTTTTTTGTAAGTTGAAAAAACGTTATTCATACTGCCGAAATCAGTATTTACATTTTGACCTTGACTTATCATAAAGTTGAAAACCTCCATTCTTGAGCCAAAATACTTTTTAACCATCTCATACTCCTTCGGATTCTTGAAAAGACCCTCAAAGTCAGAAGAGTTCACAATCATATCTATCTGCTCAAAGTCGCTTCTAGAGTTCATG